TCGAGCGTCTTCAGCTGGGCAACACGGCTCTGGCTGGTGGCAACAGCCGCGAGGACATCGCCGGCGGTGGGCTGCCCCGGTTCCTCGGGCTGCCGGTGGTCCAGGTGCTCGTCATGGACAGCAAGACCGACGCCGACGCCGGGAAGGTCAAGGTGCTGGTCGGCGACGCCGCCCTCGCCGGGATCTACGGCGTGCGGCAGCAGGTCAACCTGCGGAACACGGTTGACGAGTACGCAAGGTTCGACCAGACCGCCTGGTACGCCACCCTCCGCGTCGATGCCGTCTGGCACTCGCTGGGCGACGCGACTGAGGCTGGCCCGATGGTCGCCCTGAAGACCAAGTCCTGAACCCAGACCCCGTAAGGAGAACGTGAGCAATGAATCATCTCGAAGGAACCAAGACGGTTGTGGGGTCGGCGGCTTCCGCGTCGGACACCTCGGCCGTGCTGCGGCTCGACACGCTCGGCTACGACTACGCCAGCTTTGACGTGGTCTACGCCGCGACGAACGAGGACGGCACCAACTCGGCCGCAAGCCAGGTGCTGACGCTGAAGCAGGCAGACGCGGCGACCGGCACCTACGACGCGATTACCGGCTACCCGGTGGTGGCGGCTCCCACGGCTGACGCCTCAAGCGTCGTGGCCACGGTCGTGCGGCTGGACGTGGATATGCGGGGCAAGAAGCGGTACCTCGAGGTCTCGGCTTCGCCCAACACCAGCTCCCCGGTGGTGGTGGTGGCTCGGCTCGGCAAGGGCGAAGAGCACCCGACCGCTGCCGCCGGCAAGGGCGTCGGGGCTGCGTTCAGCGGCTGACGCTTGACACGCCAGGCACAGTGACGGCCGGCAGGGCATTGACGCTCTGCCGGCCGTTTTCATTGGAGGGCACATGCTCGTCTCCGTTGGTGACTCAAAGGTGGACGTTCGCGTTGAGGCCGTGTTCTCAATGCCTCGCTTGGGGTTCAACGACAACTTCTTCACATGGGCCCAGGCCCTCATGCCGCTCGGCATCCGGCCGACGAAGGTGACTGGCGCGTTTTGGGACCAGTGCATGCAGCGAGTCTTTGAGCAGTTTGTTGATTCGTGCGAGTACCTGCTGACCATCGACTACGACACGTTTTTCACCAAGGCGGATGTCGAGCACCTCTTCGCCTTGGCGATGACGTTCCAGTGCGACGCCATTACTGGGCTGCAGGTTAAACGAGAGGACGGCAGGCCGATGTTTACGCTGCCGGGAATGTTGGAAACCCCGCCGCCGGAGGGCGAGACGCGGCTGCCGATGTCGTGGTTCGCGGAGCCCGTGCAGGAGGTGGATAGCGCCCACTTTGGCTGCACGGTGATTTCCACGGCGGCTCTCAAGCGGTGCAAAAAGCCGTGGTTCTGGAGCAAGCCCAATGCGGCCGGCGAGTGGGGGGACGGCAGATTGGATGCCGACATTCAGGGAGAACAGCCGGACCCAGAACCCGACCGTTACCTCGCCTCGCGTGGTGCTGGGCCACGGCGAGTACATGATCACCTGGCCGGGCCAGCAGCTGGACAAGCCCGTCCACCAGCACGCAACCGACTTCTGCAACAGCATGAAGCGCCCCGAGTCTGCATGGAGCCTCCCACAATGATGACAATACGGATTGTGCACGCCATCGGCGCGTATCGGCGAGGCGAGTTGCTGGAGGCCCCCGAAGGCCAGGCTCGCCTCTGGACCGCCCGTGGCATCGCAGAGGAGGCCGACAAGCGGCCGTTGTTGGAGACGGCCACTAGCGAGCCCCACGTCGAACGGGCCGACGCCACGCCCCGCAGGAAGCGTAAGACATGACCTTCGTGCCCACGCCAGATCGCCGCTACCGCAGCGTACGCCGGCTGACGCTTCGGGTGGACACCGACACCGACGACGCGTACATCGGCACGCTGATCAAGGCGGCCCGCGAGTGGGTGGAGGAGTACCTGGATCGCTCGCTCGTCTACACGCAGTGGCAGGTCAAGACCGACCAGTGGCCGGTCGAGTTCGAGCTGCCCCGGCCGCCGGTCGCAACGGCCGGCACGCACACGGCGGTCACGCTGACGTATGAGTCCATCGACGGCACTACCAAGACGGTGGCGGGCAGCGAGTACCGCGTGGACCGCGACAGCGTCCCTGGCGTCGTCCGCAACGTCTACAACGGCACCTGGCCCTCGGATGCCCTGTTCGACTCAAACTCCATCACGCTGACGTTCTGGGCCGGCTACGGGCCGGATGCCGCGAACGTTCCCCAGGTGGTCAAGCACGCCTGCCTTTTTCTCATTGCCCACTGGTACGAGACGCGGATGCCCGTAACGGCCACGGGTGCAGTCCCGCAGCAGGTGCCGCTGACGGTGCGGTCTCTGCTCGACAGCGTTCAGTGGGGGCTTTACCGGTGATCAACATCGGCAAGATGCGAGAGCGGGTAACGGTCGAGATCGCCAGCGCGGCGACCAACTCGCTCGGCGAAGCCGTGCTGACGTGGAACACGGCCTCCAGCGTCTGGGCGAGCGTCGAAGGTGTCGCGGCCCAAGAGGCTCTGGCGTCTGGCAAGCAAGAGGTGAACGTGACGCATCGCGTGCGGCTTCGCTACCTGCCGGGCCTGACGCAGCAGATGCGGTTCTCGTGGCGTAACCGGACGCTCGACATCGTGAGCCTGCTCGAGTACGCCAACCGCACCGAGCACGTTGCCATCTGCGAAGAGAAGGTGGCGTAATGGGAATCGAAGTTGGCGTAGAGTTTCCTGAGATTGAGCAGATCAAGACTGCGTTCAAAAACCTTTCGCCGTCGCTGTCTGCTCGGTACATGGGCTCTGCGTTACGCAAAACCATTGAGCCATCAAAGTCGCTGCTCAAGTCTCTGACGCCTCGCGGGCCTACTGGTAATCTGCAGCGGGCCATAGCCTTAGACGTGCGTCGCTACAGTGCCGGACCAAACAGCAAAAACCCAGCAAAGAGCCCCGGCGCTGCAGTGGCGTTATTGGGCTACAAGAAAGCGCCTCGCGGCCGGCGCGGGGCGGATGACTCTGACAACACCAAGAAAGGCAGCCACGCTGGATTCTTGGAGTTCGGCACGAAAATCCGGAAGACTACTGGCTACATCGCGTCGAGCTTTCGCCGGTCAGGCCCAGTCCGAGTCAAGGTGTTTAAGAGCTCTGGGCGGGTGTCGGCCAGGCCGAAGCCTCCCAAGGGCTTTGTGAAGACGGTCGCCAAGGGCGAAACGGTTGACTTGGGGAAATTCCCCATCGGCGGATCAACAGGGCAGCCGCCAATCAAAACGGCATTTCAGCGGTCGCTCCCGCGAATGCGATCGACGCTGCCGCTTGAAATGGCAAAAGCCCTCAATGCCGCGTTGCGAGACAAGTTCGGGCCCTTTGGCAAAGGCAAGAAATGACCCTCAAAAGCCCCGAAATGGTCCTGCGGGCCGCCCTGGTCGCCAACCAGACGGTCAACGGCTTGCTGGGCTCGCGGATCTTTCCGCTCTTGGCTCCAGCCACGGCGACGCTGCCGCTCGTGACATGGCAGCGGACGGGGATCGCCCGCGAACAGAGCCTCAAGGCCCCGATTGGGGTGCCCACGGTCACAATTGAATACGTAATCTATGCCGCCACGTACGAGCAGGCCCGGCAGCTGGCCGACGCGATGCGGAAGGTTCTGGATGGGTACAGCGGCCAGGCGGATAATACACAGGTACGGAATGCGTCGCTCGCCAACGAGAGCGACGGTTTCGTAACGCTCGAAGGGGCGGACCTCCCGCCCGTGTACAGCGTGACCCAATCTTACGACGTAGCCTGGCAGGAGATTTAACACGTGGCAACGTACGCGACCGGCGTCGGTTTTGCTTTTGGCGGCAGCACGTTCACCGTGACGAGCATCACGTTCTCGCTCGGCGACACTGGCGGCGGTAGCGATCAGATCGATGCCACCCACCTCGGGCTAAGCACCGGTGCCAGCGTTATCTCGCTGCCTCGACCGTTGCTCGGTTCGCCGGGCGGCGACACGGGAAAGAGTATCAGCATCGAGTACATCGGCACGGCACCGATTGCGCAGAACGCCAGCGGTACGCTTTCGATAACCGGCCCGATTACGGTGACTGAGACGGCGACGTGCAACAGCTCCAGCATCACCCTGACGGTGAATGACATCATCCGGGGCTCGGCCGAGTTCCAGCTGGCATAGCTCACGGAGGGAGCCGTGGCTACGTACAGCACAGGGATCACGGCGACTTGGGACGGCGTTGCCTTCCAAGAGATCACCGACCTGCAGTGGTCGTACGGCGGCGGCCCTCCGAAGGGCCGGTCGGTCATCTGGACCGACGACGTGGGGAGCGTGTCAATCACGTGCCTGGGC